ATGTTGATACTTTCTAAAAATCCTCCTAATTTGTCTGCCAAACTATCAAAATTGATTTTTTCTAAAGCGTCTGAAACTGCATTGACTGCCTTGATACCAAACTTATTAAGTTTTTCAAAGGCTGGCATGAGTTTATTAGAGAGGCTTTCTTTTGCCCCATCTATGGCCTGGTCAACCGTTTTGAACTCTGTAGCCATTTTTTGGAAAGCGTCTGAGTTACCTGCACGGTTGAGAGCGTCAAAAAAGTCCTCTGTCTTGACCTTTCCATCTTGGACAGCTTTTACAAGATCGGCCGTAGACATTCCCATCTCTTTTGCGACTGCAGCCATACCAGCCGGAGCTTGCTCCATCATGATTTTAAAGTCCATCCAGGCGATTTTAGGCTTACTTGCCATCTGCGTTGCCTGAGTGGACAGTGATTTCATGGCTTGAGCTGGGTTTTCAGCAGAGGCTGCAAGTCCACCAAATGCCTTAACTAGACTACCAACATTCTTAGTCCCTACAGCGTCAAGCTGTGAGTAAGTACTAGCCATATCAGAGGCTGAGTAGATGGTTTTGGTTGCAAAGTCCTGCATTTCGGTCTTAGCTGCCTTGATTTCCTCAGCTGATCGTCCAAAGGCTTGGAGATTTCCCTCAAAAGTTTTCCAGGCTTTCTGTGAACTGTTGAGCTCAGAGGCCATTTCACGGATACCACTAGCAATAGTCCCAATCCCTGTAGTAAGGGCCGAACCAATCAAGTTAGCGCCAAGAACGGACTTGAATACTGAGCCTACTTTTTGCCCTGCACTCTCAAGGCCTCCAAAAAGTGACTTGAGCTTGCTAATACCTGATTGAGCATTAGAGCCATCCATATCAACCTTGATAGTAACTGAACCATCTGCCATTGTGTACCTCCTTTCTAAAATTAGTAGTCAAATTCATCAGGTAGAGCATACTCTTTTTTGAGTTTCTTCATGTTCTCCTTATACTGCTTACTGTCGCCCTTTTGGGGCTTGTAAGAGCGTATTTTCAGCACCTCAGCAAACTTAGTGTCACTAGGTAGACCGTTTAGTAAAGCGTTGAACTTTTTCCAGTGCAAGCTGTTCTGAGCGTCTATGAGGTCAATCCCATAAGCTTGGAGAAATGATGAGTAAATATACTCAGCGTCGTACTTCAAGCTAAAGAGACGATCTCCTCCCTCAGATTGGCTCCTGGAGCGTATTTTGCTTTTGATTGGGTTTCCTGCTAGGTCTAGCACTGGTGCTGTGTCTTTAGCTGGAATAATTCTGATATGCTCCTCAAAAATCATCTTAAAGATTGCTGTAGCTTGTTCAGGAGTTAAAGCCTGAGTAAAATCTACACCAGTCAAGATTTGAATGGCCAGAAAAGGTTTGTAAAGCTCGTCAATGTCATCATCATTGATCAGCTCCACCACTTTCAAGACCTTATTAAAAGCGATATTCATTGGATACACATCATCACCAAGGACTAACTCATCTGTCAATTTCCTTGATAGGTCCAGCATGGTCAGTCACCTAGATACTTTTTGAGAGCGTCTGTGTTGTTACGTTTCTCCCATTCTGAGATGACCCCTGTGATAGCCTCAAGCAAGTAAGCCATAGTATCGACAGTTGAACCGTTAGAGAAATCATAGACCTTGTCAAACGCCTCTTTGTCAAACAGCTCTGTCCAAGAGTCTTTGACTAAGTCTTGTAACGTTTCAAAGGCCTTACTATCCTCTGTCTTAGCTAGTTTTTCGCCCTCTTTTTTGAGCATTTTTCCTACTGACTCCATTTTGTTGATGTTTTTGTCATTGGCTACAAATTCAAGTTTGAACTCTCCAAAGTCAACAGGGATGACATTATCACGTTTTTTAATTACTACCATTTGTTTTTTCTCCTACTAATTTTTAAGTCAAAAATAAAAAGGGGAGCCTGTTCACTCCCCTAGATCAAATCATCAAACGACTACGGCAGACTGTTTAGGTGCTGCATTCCAGCTGATAGTTGCCTCAAAGCCCTCATACTCAGAGGCCTCTCCGCCTCCGATTTTGATACCTGAGACAGTAGCGACTCCGACGTATTGAGTTTTACCGTCAGACTCTACTACTTTAAGCCAGACATTACGGTCATCTCCAGTTTTAAAGCGCATACCTGCGACAATAGCCTGAGCTGCGTCCTCTTTGATGTAGTCACCCTCAAAGCTGTATCCATTTTTGACAGATGTTACTACTGTTTTCTTAGTGCCATCACCGTTGTAGTATGCAATGTCATCTGTCTCCTCGCCGTTTTCGGCCTCAGCAGTTGTTACTCCGTCCGCAAGCCATTTCCAGGCGTCATTACTTGGCTCAGTAGCTGGTGCTGTTGGTAACCATGGCGCAAGAAAGTGTTTGCGCTTGGCGTTTTTCATTTTTGGCATTTAGTTCCCTCCATTTGTTTCTAATTTTGCCGTTACATCTAACATGTAAATATAAAAGCCTTGCTCATCACGGTCATTTAGGAATGGCTGTGATACTTCAAGGCCTCTGAATTGATATGAATTGTTTTTGCTAGGTAGATCCAGATTAAAATCAGCAAGAGCATAATTGATGGCCCACAGGATAGAGCTTGTATTCTGGTGATCAGTCGTTTTGATTGCCACCTCAAAGACAAGGCTGATGTCCTGCTTGCCGTTCATGTACTCTTTTAAAATCTTCCCACCAGGCAAAGGGTAAAGGACTAAATCCTCCCCCTCTGATAAGTAATCAAGCTTACAAGTCAGAGAGAGGTTTAGTGTGTTGATGAAATCTCTGAGGACTTCTGAAAAATCGTTGTTATTCATGTTTTTACTCCCATTGCTCTTAGACCTGTCTTCTTCCAATCATCAAGATATAACGCTGATGCTTTCAAGTCCCACCGCTTGCCTGTTCCAGGAGTCGTGTACTTCTTAAAGACAAACGTCCTAACCTTGTTATAGCTTGAGCCGTAAAATTGAGCTCTGGCATAAGGTCCAGGGTATTTCACTCCATTTCTCGTCGCCTGCCCACTTCCACTAAGCTCACCACTATCACGAGGAATAAAAGGCCTCATGTCAGTCATCATTTGGCTAGATATTGCTAACTTCCCTTTTGCTAACGCTGTTGGGGATACCTTTTTCTCAATGCCCTTTAAATCAACCTTGACAGATACGCCTGTTCCCATCAGATACACTCCACTTCGTAACAAAATACTTTTTGTTTGTGTGGATAACTGACAGGAACCACAGAGGTCACTCTGTACTCACGTTCTCCGTCGTTGATAATGGCATTTTCAAAGGTCTTGTCTAAGATGATAGGGCAATATTTAGGGTACACAAATAATGTGCTAGGCTTGGACTCTTTGCGGTTGTTCTTCGTGCCTTGCACTTGATACTGTCTGTCAAACCTAACAGTTCTAAGGGTCACTGGGTTCTCAAATACTTCTTTACGAACCCTTCTGTCCTTGCTTTCTTCAAGAGGAACAAATCTTCCGTTGGTTATCTGTATCTTCTCTCCCTTTTCATTAGTTATCTCAGGGAATTTGAGATCTGCATTGCCAAGGGTTGCAAAGCCCTCATAAGGAAGATCCGCAAGTTCATTGGTTCCTGCAAGTAGTTTTTCAAGTTCAGGGCTTAGCGAATGCTCCCTACCTCTTCTAACCTCAGTTATGTATATCTTATATTTGTCAAGTTCAGGCTTCTCAGCATAGAACTTCTCCAATGTAGCATCATCCACTGCGATGATTTCAGGCTCTAAAAAGGCAAGCTTTTCAGATATTTCCACACCTGCTGACATAGACTTTGAATAAAGAGTCTGTGCAGAGGTAGAGGTTGTATCTACATCCCTCGACTTAAATGCATATCCATAAACCTTATGCATAATCAAGCTGTCTTTTTCATATATTTCAAGAACCTTATATAAGGTCTCAGCAGATTCAGCTACCTTTCCTGCATAACCTGCTAATTCATCCGCTAAAGACTTCGCCTCTGACAATGCTTTTTCCCATTCACTTTCAGAAGCAAAGATGTCTTCTATCTTCCATGTGAGTTCTACATCTACCTCACTTCTCTTTGGCAATTTATTTTCCATTGATAAACTCCTTGTAACAAATATTAGTCATTAATCTCCTAATTTTTTAAGTTCTGTAAGTACCTTAGCAAGCTTCTCATCAGCATCCTCTAAGCTGTTTCCCTTAATACCTGCATAGAACTTAATCTTAGGCTCTGTTCCTGATGGTCTTACGCAGAACCATGCATCATCTGTCATATCAAAGTAAAGCACATTTGACTTAGGAGGTCGTGTAGTGGTGGTCTCACCTGTAGCCAAATCCTTTACTATATCGTTCTCATAATCTCTTGTTTTAACTA